CACTGCTAATCAGGATACGCCCACATACGGGGAAAACCCTGAATGGTCTAGTGACCCTGATTACAAAGGCTCCGTGTATGCACCTGATGCTGACGGCTACATTGTAGAGTCTCCTATTTACTGGGATCTTGAAACAGGCTACTACACTAAAGACGCTACAGGCGCTGTAGTTTCAGTGAATCCAGAAACAATCCCTCCAGAGATTCAGGAGAAGGTTGAAAAGACAGAGAACTCTAACGCCAACGGCGACCCTAATGACTCTACTGCCGCAGGCCAAGGCACAGGCGGTGGTGATACATCATCCACGGGTGGCGAGGGTGCAGAAGGTCAGACAGGCGGCTCAGGGACTGTCGGCGGCGGTGCCATACCTCCTGTTGGCAACAACACCGGAGGGCCGGGAAGCACAGCCTCGGGAGGACCTACTGGCGGTAATGCTGGTAACGTACCTTCACCTGATACTGTCGATCCGTCTGACGGAACAGGCACTCCTGTAACTCCAGCCATGAACTCACGCATCGAAGAGATGATGGCTAACGGTGCAACCTACGAAGAGGCCGTCGCCAATCAGAACGCGGCTATTCAGGCTGGCGCTGATGCCAATGAAGACGGCATGGTGACTAATGAAGAATGGGCAGAGCATACCGGAAACGTAGGCTCTGGCGGTAACACAGGCGGCACAAACACCGGGGCTGGCACAGGCGGCACAGGTGGTGGCGACAGCACAGGCGGCGGCACAGGAACTGGAGCAGGCGCAGGAGCAGGCACCGGCACAGGCGGCTCAGGCACTGGCTCAGGCGGTGCAGGAACCGGCACTGGGGCTGGCACTGGCACGGGTACGGGCGCAGGTACTGGCTCAGGAGCAGGCACTGACGGCACGTCTGGTGGTGGTTCTGGTGGGACTGTTGGAGGCGGCGAGGGTGTAGATCCCGGAGTCGGCTCAGGCACAGAACCCGGATCAGGAGGAGGCGCTGGCGGTGGCGGTAACGGAGACGGCATGATGAGCGGGGGCGGCGACTACACTCCGCAGTGGGGCGAGCTATTCGCTTACACTACCCTCACGCCGTACCAGAAGAAGGCACTAGCTCCACACGTGGACTACATTAAGAAAGGCAGAGGAATGCTATCATGACATACACTGATCTTGTGAACGAAGTACTGATACGGCTCCGCGAGGACACCGTCACTACTATAGGTGGAAGCAGACTTACGGTCACAGACGATCCTGTGGTTGACATCGTCAAGCTAGCTATCAACGACGCTAAGCGTACGGTAGAAGACGCACACCAATGGAGCGCCTTGCGCCACGATTGGACCGTGACTACGCAGAAGGGGGTACACACGTATCCTCTGGCGGGAGCCAAGAGCTTCGCTAGTATCGAGAGCATCTACGGCGAGAGCGGTCTTTCGATACGTAACGTGAAGCTCAGCTACATCCATAAGAAGGCGGCAGGTAAGCCAGCCAACAACACCCCTATGTACTGGGCTGTGAATGGGCAGGACCTCAACGGCGACGTGACCATCCGCTTCTTCAGTACGCCTAATGACGCTGTGGACTACACGGTGCATGGCTTCAAGCGTACGCCTGACTTAGATCAGGACTCCGACCAGCTTAAGGTGCCTTCGACCCCCGTCATCTACCTAGCGTTTGCCCTAGCGGCACGTGAGCGAGGAGAGGCAGGAGGGGCGCAGTCTACTGAGCTATTCACTATGGCATCTATGTACCTCAAGGACGCTATTGCACTTGATGCTTCCCTGAGTGACCTAGACAACGAATGGAATGTGATCTAATGGCTACGCCCTTACAGACACTGCTAGTACGAGCGCCTTCCTTCGAGGGCCTCAACACAGAGGACAGTCCCTTGGGGCAGGCCCTCACCTTCGCACTGTCCGCAGACAACGCGGTCATCGATAGACTAGGGAGGCTGGGTTCACGCCTAGCATTCGCTAAGGACACTGACTCTATCCCTACGACTGAGACAGTGCTGACGGAGACGGTACGCACAGAGAAGAACATCACCCAGATGGGCGGTGGTGACATCAACGGCAACTACGTTATCCTATGCGTGGTCGTGGTGGAGCAGTACAACAAGGAGAACGAGGTCATCCGTCAGGACTACTTCGTGTGTCGTAAGGACGACGATGTACTGACGCCTATGGATATGCCTCCGGGTATCCCTGACAGGACTGAGATCGGACGGGCTGACATCGTGTACTTCAACGATAAGCTGTACCTCTTCAGTAACGGCAACCCCGCTTTGATCTACGACGACACGGCAGATGAGCTAGTGTCCATGAGCGCTGAAACGAACTGGTTGCCCCCTCAGGACGACGATGGCGTCATTGCTACTGAGATAGATGGTGACATCGCATTGCCCGCATACGGACGCCTGTGGGTCTCTGGGGTGGGTGGTGACTATAACCGTATCTACTACAGCGATCTGCTGATAGCTAACCAGTGGTACGACGGTAAGGGCACACCTACGGACACACAGAACACAGGCGGCATCATCGATGTGTCGGAGTTCTGGCCCAACGGTGGCGATAGGATCATCTCACTGGCGGCACACAACAACTTCCTCATCGTCTTCGGACGTGAGTCGATCCTTGTGTACGCTAACGCGGCATCAGGTGACCCAGCCGCAGAGGGTGGCATCTTCTTGCAGGACTCGATGATGAACCTCGGCTCCGTAGGTAGGGACGCTGTGGTCAACACAGGTAGTGACGTACTCTTCGTCGACGACAGCGGCATACGTTCGCTGAGCCGTACGATCCAAGAGAAGTCAGTGCCCATTGGGGACATCTCACGTAACGTACGTGGCGACATCCGACGAGTGATCGCGGAGTCAGAGCAACAGCGCATTGAGCTATCGTACTGGCCCTCGGAGTCAGTGATCGTGTGCTTGTTCCCTGACACAGCGCAGGCCTTCGTGGCCTCAGCTAACGCACCGTCCTCTACGGGTGGTCTCAAGATGACCAAGTGGAATAGGTGCTTCTTCAACAAGACGCACTACTACGAGAACCAAGGCACCACTGCGGTATACCTAGGCGGCAACACAGAACAGAACGGACTGCTGTCGTACGACGGATACACGGAGTGGAACGATCAGGCGTTTACCTTTAAGTACTCGTCGATGCCCTTGGACTTCGGGGAGCCTGCTAAAGATAAGTTCATGAAGAGCATAGACTACACCATCTTCTCGTTGTTCGAGGAGACTAACGCTACGGCGAGGTGGGGCTATGATGGTAACCTCACACGTAAGAAGGCGATCGGGATTGACGCACTGATCCCTGCCTACTACAACGAGGCTACGTTCGGTGATACTACATTCGGGGCTTCTGGCTCTACAATAAGGCGCTATCGCGTCAACACACGTGGGAGTGGAAGCATGGCCCGAATAGGCTTAGACGTAAAGATCCTTGGTAACGAGGTAAGTGTACAGGAGATCAACGTACAGACTCTCCTAGGGAGGATTAACTAATGGGTGACAAAGTAGACGGCATACAAGGACTACTCGGCGCGGCCGGTGGTCTCGCCTACGCTAACGAGATATCTAAAAGAGGCCAAGGCTACGCGAAGGAGATGGGTAGTCTAGCAGGTCAGCTACAGAGTGACTCTGCCTTCAAGGGATACGGGGTCAACACAGGGCTAGCTAACTCTACCATTGAAGCTGACGGCACCATGAACCTCGGCATAGGCCGGGACCAAGGCATGGCTGACGCTGGCAATGCTGGCTTCGACGCTGGCATGGGTGCGATGGGTAACGCTCAGAACATGCTACAGGCTAACTCCAGTAACCCTGCGTACCAGCAGGCGATGGGCATGTACGGAGCTAACGCATCTAACAGCCAGATGGGCAATGCTCTTGCGGCACAGCAGGGTGGCATGAGTGGCATCTCGAACCAACAGCAGGGGATGTTGAACGCCTCTAACCAGATGATGCAACAGTCCATGCAGGGCCAAGCAGGTCGTGAGCAAGACATCTACGGCCGTGCGATGGCTATGCAACAGCCTATGCTGGACCAGCAACGCGCACAGATGAACGCCCGTGAGTTCGCTCAGGGACGCTCAGGCATACGCGGTAGCCAGTTCGGTGGTACAGGCGAGGATGCGGCAATGGCCCGTGCTCAGGCACAGGCGCAGAACTCAGCGGCCTTTCAGTCGATGGGTATGGCACAGCAGGAGCAGATGCAACAGGCTAACATGGCTAACATGTACGGCGGCATGGGTCAGGGCGCGGCAGGCCTACAGGGTTCTCTTGGTATGAACATGGGTAACCTAGGCCTACAGAACGCACAGCTAGGACAGGGTGCGGCTCAGGGCATGGGCGGCTTAGGCCTCAGTCAGGCTCAGTTGGGTCAATCAGCGGCTGGTAGCATGGGTCAGATCGGTGCGAACCAAGCGCAGATGGGTATGCAACAGTACCAGAACAGCTACCTCGGCATGCAGAACCAACTCGCGGCAATGCAGAACGCTCAGTCAGGGGCTAACATGGCTCAGACGGGTCAGCTTACGGGTACAGGGTACGCGGCGCAACTCGGCCTCGGCGGTGTACAGACTGCTGTTAACGCAGACAAGGCGGCTGGCGAGCTATACGGTAATGTGGCGGCGGCTATGATGAATAACGCCAACGGTAAAGACGGAGCATCTAGCTGGCTCGGTGACATCTTTGACTTCTAAGGGGAGCTAACATGGCAGGACAAGACCAATCAGCTAACCTCGGTGGAATGCTGACCGACATAGGTAAGACGGTGGGTTCTATGGGCGATGCCTATAAGCCCGTCTTACAGGCGGCAACTAAGCCACGGGGTGACATGAACGACCCCGCTCACCTCGCTAACCTAGCGCAGTGGGCTACTCAGCACGGTGACACGGCGGCGGCTAGTATGTACATGACGCAGTCACGTGATGCTAAGGCTAAAGCTGAGAAGGCGCGTACTGCTCAAGGACAGGCTAAGGCGGCTGGTATCATGCAACAGATCACCGACGCACAGACTGCTGAGGGAGTAGATCCATTCCAACGTAAGACAGACGTACGTGCCTTAGAGGAGCAGTTACAGGCTACGGCTACTGAGTACGAGATGGACGCTACGCGGTACGTAGGGTACGGCCAATCTGTTGCAGATCAGGCCATGCAGAGAGAGCAAGCTGAGAATGCACTCGATGCTACAAGGCGGGCTAACGGTCAGAGGGCCTCTATTGAGCGGCTTAATGGCATGCTAGCCTCTGGCGATGAGACGGCTCTTGAGAATGCTTTAGTGAGTCTGGAGGAAGACGGACAATCTACTCTAGCTAGGGAATACCGTGCAGGTATGCAGACCCTAGCAGACGCGGAAGCGACTAGAGATGATGCTAACAGGGCACGTTCTGAGAAGGGCAACCACAACAGGCCGCTTACAGCAGAAGAGGAAGCGGATGCTGAGAGGTACAACATTAAACCAGAGGCTTACCCTTCCATAGGAGCCGCTCGATCTAAGATCAATGACCAGCGTGTCGCAGAAGCTAGGGCGGCGATGGCATCTAAGCAGAGCAAGACAATCGCTGTAGGTGTCATAGAAGATATGATGCCGGGTATCCTTAGGGAACTAGAAGTAGATGCTTCCAGCTTAGATGGTCATAGGTTCACCCCCGGTGGTGACGGTCTTGCTGACTACATCAACGACGAGCTACTGGATAACGAGGCGTTAGTTAAAGAGATCTCCGCATTCGTATCGGCTCAGGGTCCTCAACAAGGAGAAGGCGCGGCGGCTCGTATACGTCAGCTAGTACTTGAGGATCTCGGACGAAGAACCAAAGGCTCAGAAGGATTCATCGAGAAGCTCTTTGGTCAGGGTGGAATTGAAACGGACATCCGCACTCTATCTCCTGCTAAGAGTGCAGACTCATACTTATAGGATTGAACTATGCCAACATTAGATCAATACAAGAACGCGATAGCGGCCGCTGAGGCTGATAAGAACGAAGAAGCGGCGGCAGAGCTACGTTCGCGTGTTGCTGAGGCGGCAGACAGGGCAAAGGAAGAGGGCAACATGGAGGCCTACGGGTCTCTTGCCGCAGTGGCTGAGTACCAGCAGGCTGATAACTCCTTTATGGAGGACGTTCAGGCCGTTGGTCAGAAGATGCTTAACTTCGTCGGGACAGGCGAGGAGATAGCCGCTGGTGGTCGTGCTGGTTTAGGCATGTTGCTAGAGCCTATCACTAAGAAGCTGATGGGCTTTGACTACGACTCTGAGTTCAGTATGGATGAGTTCGCACGTAGGTACGACAAGGAATACGCGCAGGGTCAGGTAGTTGAAGAGAACCTAGAGCGTGATGCTCCTGTTGTAGCTCTAGGTGCTGAGATCATTCCTCAGGTAATAGGCGGGGTAGGCGTAGGACGTGCGTTAGGCACAGCGGCAACTCGCGGCGCTAATGCGTTACGTCAAGGTGGTGCCTTAACCACTGAGATGGCGGCGTATCAGATAGGAGAGCAAGAGGGAGACATAGGTACACGTATCGCTGACCTCGATAGCACTGATGCTGTTGTGATCGGGGCCGGGGCACTACTCGGCACAGCGGGTGGTTCTCTTATTCGTGGGTACTCGCCTGACTCTAAGACCATAGGTGAGCTAGTAGGCCCAGCGTCTAAGACTGTAGCTAAGGCTGTCTTGCAGGGCGGTGAGGCTACGTTGGATGCCACTAAGGGAGTAGGTAAGTACGTGGAGGCGGCTGGCAACAAGATGACCGGCGGTCGTATATCACCCATCGTTGATACTCTTAACGAGAACGCCATTGTGCCGATGAAGGAGTTAGTAGAAGCTAACGTCAGTCCTGCGGCTAAAGCCGTAGCAGGCAGATCGAACGAGCTACTGAGTAAACTCATTGTTCCTGTCCGCACACTAGCGGGTAAGACAGTGGACAAGCAGTTCGGAGGCAGGTTAGAGAGAGGCGCGATCAACGGCCAGCGTCATACGGAAGAAGTAGATCGTATGATGTTCGACCAGCACAAGCTAGGTAAGATCCGAGCCGCGACTACCGGCAACGAGAGAGCAATGGCGGCGATGGCTGACCTCGGTAACCGTGAGCTTAAGATGGTGGACCTACGCAGAGCAAAGCGAGTACTGAAGGAAGAGCTAGGAGAGACGAACTACAACGACTTCATGGGATTCCTGAAGCATCAAGAGGACATCCTCAACAAGCACTCTCCTTGGACTCAGTCCTATAAGCGCGGCTTCGGCTACATCTCTATTGCACGTAAGGCAGGAGCGGCCCGTAAGGACGCGCTGGCTGAGCGGATACCTGCTAACCTCAAGGCAGAGCGTGAGGCAGGTGAAGCAAGAGGACGGCTGAACACTAAGGACAACACGCTTAAGGAGAAGAAGAAGCTAGCGAGGCTGTCCGAGGACGGCACCACTACCTCTAAGTATCATGACGAGAACCTGATCGAGCACCCTATCGACAGCCATCATTACTTCATGCGGTCTAACGCACAGATGGCGGCTATGAACAAGGCCCTTGGTATCCGTGGTGCTACTACTGCGGAAGAGGTAGCGGAGGCGGCAGACGGTAAGTTCTATCAGCGTAAGCTACAAGAGATGTATGCCCAAGATAAGAACAAGGGGTTGCAGGCTACTGAGCTATATAACCAAGTGGTGTGGGGAAGTCAGCGGTCTATGGCCGCAGAGCTACAGATCGTCCGTAACCTCGGATACTCTTCTACTATCGCTAACCCATACGGTGCCTTACTACAGGCACACGATGGTATGAACGCCGCCTATGCTCATGGGTCTGACAATGCTATTAAGGCCATGTCTAAGAAGGCTGACTTCGACGTCAACATGGAGGACCTAGGCATTATTCGTCAGCACTTCAACGAGATGACAGCACCGGCAGTAGGCAGTAAGGCAGGCGGTAGCTTCACAGGCGCTGACGGTATGCGTAGGTTAGCTCAGGCTACCGAGTCATTGCTAGAGTTCTCTATGAGGTACTCTGGATTTGCTCCCGGCGATAACTTCATGAAGGCTAAGATCGTTAGGTCCGGACTGCTCCAAGAGCAAGCACGTCTAGCGAATAGCCCTGAGAAGTTCCGTAAGATGTGGCAACACACGTTCGATCAGTCAGAGCTAGATGAGCTACAGGTAGCGTTACGTAACGGCGATAAGGACAACGACCTGATCAAGCAGTTGGGTCTGATGAAGCTATCTAAGCTACAGCCGATAAGCGCGGCGAGTAACACGTACTACCAACTCTCTGTCCCTAATGCACGTATCTTCTATATGCTCAAGGGCTTCGCTATCACACAGCTTGATCTCATTAAGAGCCGCATCAAGCAGAACTACAAGACAGGAGGCATCAACGCCGCTGGCCGTGATATGGCTCGGTACATGATCCTGTCTGCGGGAGGCTACGGTGTAGTACATGAGACACGTCAGCTAGCTAAGGGAGACTTACCTGACTACAGCAACATACCCGCACTGGCATTCTATCAGGCCCTCTCAGTCTTCACGATGGGTGCCTCAGGTGGTAACCAGTACGGCTTCAGCAAGTTCCAGCAAGACCCTACAGGTGCGATGATGCAGAACTTCATACCACCTCTCGGTCCTGTAGAGGGGGTAACTAAGGACTTCATGGAGATGTTCGGAAGTGCTGAGAATCCCAATCGCTTCGTCCCTGACGAAAGCATAAAAGATATACCCATAATAGGCCCGACGTTTGGGTCGATGGCCTTTGATGAATAGGAGATAACCATTGAGTGAGCTAAGCCCGTACCAGTACTTCATCCACCAATCCAGATACGCACGGTGGATAGAAGAAGACCAACGTCGAGAGACGTGGGAGGAAACATGCAATCGGTATACTAAG